CTTGGGCAAGTTTAAAGACGTTATTTGGATTGGTATGTTTGCTCCCGTAGATGGACAGGTTGAAACCTTGTTTGGACGTGCGGTGACGCGTTTAACCTCTGTGCGAGCTTTAGAAATATTAAACGACGCTGAAATTGATGACAGCCTTGGAAAAGTTGCCGGAGTAACGCGTCAAATTAAATTAAAAAACAGCGGAAGCACGCTTACCATGATGACTGCTAACCCACGCGCAAAGATTGAATCTAAGTCTTTCCATCTCATTGTTATTGATGAGTGTCAAGAAGCTGATGACTTTGTAGTTTCTAAATCAATTTCTCCTATGCTTGCGTATTACTCGGGAACTATGGTTAAAACGGGAACACCAACAACAAGCAAAAATAATTTTTATCGGTCTATTCAATTAAACAAGCGTAGACAAACTGGGCGATCAAATAAACAAAACCACTTTGAGTGGGATTGGCGAGAGGTTGCAAAATACAATGCTAACTATGGTAAGTTCATTAAAAGAGAAGTTCTTCGCATTGGTGAAGATTCTGACGAGTTCCAAATGTCGTACTCCTGCAAATGGCTGTTGGAGAGAGGGATGTTCGTTACCTCATCACTCATGGACGAATTACAGGACACGTCAATGGAGGTCGTCAAAGCATGGCACCGATCGCCATGCGTCGTGGGGATTGACCCGGCACGAAAGGTGGACTCGACGGTAGTAACCGTTGTGTGGGTTGATTGGGATAGACCTGACGAGTTTGGATATTTTGAGCACCGAGTTTTAAATTGGCTTGAGATACAAGGTGATGACTGGGAAGATCAATATTTTAAAATTCAAAACTTTTTGGAGAACTATGACGTACTTGCAGTGGGTGTTGACGCTAATGGCGTTGGGGATGCTGTTGCACAACGGCTTAAACTCTTAATCCCTAGGGCAGAAGTACATGCAATAGGAAGTAGTCAGCCAGAGCAGTCTAAGAGGTGGAAGCATCTTAAGGCGCTTATCGACCGCCGAATGATTGAGTATCCTGGCCACGCAAAAACACGTCGCCTGCGCACGTGGAAGCGTTTTTATCAACAAATGACAGACCTTGAAATTAAATTCCAAGGGCCTAATTTCTTAGCTCATGCGCCAGACGAAGCTCACGCACACGACGACTATGCAGATAGTTTGGCCATTGCGTGCTCTTTGACTATGGATTTAACCCTACCTAACGTAGAAGTTACAAGTTCACCATTTTTTAGATAAGCCTGACTTTACACACCGTAACGCTCAGAAACAGGGGATACTTTTCTACGAGGTACCTCAAACCTATAGGAGTCATAAATGACAATTGCACCAGATCCAAAGTTCGCAGAGCGTCCAGGCACGGTCTACGATCGTAAAATGTCACCTGCTACAACAGGTAACCGCGGCCCACTTCGTTTTGAAGAAGGCGTTGCAACAGACACAGATGTTCCAAGTGAGTTCACAAAAGGCGCAATGCAGGCTTACACACCAGCTGCTGGTCGCCCAAACCGTAATGCAAATGTTTTCGAAAAGTCACCAGAAGAGACAATGCGTGAACGCGCACATGTTGGTTCTGCAGCTTGGGTAGAAGCACCAGAACACCTTTCAGAGTTTTCAAAGGGTGGTTTTGCAGATTTCGGTAAGAACGAATTTGAAGAGGTTATGCGCAGCGGATCACACCAGCAGCGTCTTAACCCAGCAGTCGTAACTGACTAATTAGATCTAGTTCCCCGCCGTCCTTCGGGATTGGCGGGGATTATCTAAGGGACATCAATGGCATACATTCAAGGTAAAGCGGTTAAAGAAGCACCCAAGCAGGTGCCAGCAAACCCACGTCTTTATAACATGATTACAGTGCAAGCTAAAACTCGTTTTGCAAAATACCCATCACCCTCAGCAGCTCACTGGGTGCACGCCAAGTATCTTCAAATGGGCGGTCGCTTTGTAAATTCAGAAAAAGAAGTTGACCCTAAGATGCGCGACACGGTGCATGACCAACAAGAGGCTAAAGAAAAAGCTCAAAAAGCCAAAGTAGTTAAACCCGTGGGTCGTGGCCTTATTAAAGGCGAATCAGTCAAAAAATAAATTTATCGACTTTTGTTACTATTAACCAACACAAACTTTTAGGAGGATTTGAGTGAGTTCTATTGATTTCTCACCACCCTCTTATAGGGCGGCCTCGAGTGATCTAACAATCTCGATTTCCCCACTTGGTTTAGTAGAACTTGCAGACGAAGAGTTTGAAGTTCACGGTCCCCGTTTAAATCGTTATTCCATGAACTGGGCTATGTACTTGGGACACCACTGGTCATACCGTCGTCAGACCGGTGAAACCCAGTTAGCGCTTAATTACTACCGAGCATTTACAGACTTTGTTATTAACTTTACTTTTGGCAAGGGTGTTTCATTTCGCAGCCCAAAAGAAACAGAAGCAATAGTTCCTGACCTTCTTGAGCGGGTATGGGAAGTAGATAACAACAAAGCTACCGTTCTTTGGGAAATTGGTCAGCAGGGTTCTGTTTCCGGTGATTGTTTTATTAAAGTTGCTTACGAAGAAGCATATACAGATTCTGTGGGTCGCCTTCACCCGGGACGCGTTCGTGTTCTTCCTTTAAATTCTTCATTTGCGTTTCCTGAATTTCACCCGCACGATCGCGAGCGCCTTATTAGATTTAAACTTAAGTATCGTTTTTGGGGAACCTCTTTAGAAGGTACGCGTCAGGTATTTACATATACCGAAATTCTTACTGAAGATATTATTGAGGAGTATATTAATGATGAACTTATCGATTCGCGCCCGAACCCTCTTGGTGTTATCCCTATCATTCATATTCCAAACGTTCGGATTAGTGGCAGCCCTTGGGGTCTTAGCGACTGCAACGATATTATTAACATTAACCGCGTTTATAACGAAGTGGCTACTGATGTCGCTGACATTGTTAATTACCACGCTGCTCCGGTTACAGTCATTATTGGAGCTAAAGCTTCTCAGCTTGAAAAAGGCGCAAACAAAGTCTGGGGCGGTCTTCCAAAAGACGCAAAAGTAGAGAATCTTTCTGGAGGATCTGAAGGCCTTAAGGGCGCTATGGAATTCCTTGAGATGCTTAAAAAGTCCATGCACGAAATGATTGGCGTTCCAGAAACTGCGCTTGGTCAGGCAATGCCTGTGTCAAATACTTCTGGGGTTGCTCTTAGCATTATGTTCCAGCCTCTCATGAACCGCTATCACCAAAAGATTGTTCAATATGCTCATGGTCTTGAGCGCGTAAATGAACTCATTCTTCTTAACCTACAGCTTAAAGAACCAGAGACGTTTACTTGGGATCCAAACTTTAATACTCCAATCAAGCCTGGACAATTGCAGCAGCTAGATCCTAATGATCCAATTAGTTTCCGCTCTATAGTTCATTTCCCACAGCCTCTACCTCTTGATAAGTTGATTGCGCTTAATGAGGTACAAACACTTCTATCTATGAACCTAGAGTCCAAAGAAGGCGCATTGCGTGCTTTGGGTGAGGAATTCCCTGCTGAAAAAATTCAAGAGATTCGTCAAGAACTTATGGATGATGCAAAGGCAGATGGAGCATTACAGCTTCTTAAAAACGAGATTGCTGCTGAAATTATGAGTCTTACCGGAATGGCACCATCCCCAGATGGATCTACCGCCGGAACACCAATTACTGGAGAAGCCGGTCAGCCTATGGGTGGCAATGCTGGCGCTGCATCTCCAATACTTGATGAGGCAACCGCGCTACTTCAGGCTGGAGAGTCTGATCTACGCAACCGCCTAGTAACTGAAGCTTACGGAACCAAACTCCCTCAAAGAAGGGTTCCGGAAGACTACGAGAAATAAAGCAGTTTAGGCTGTATTTTTTTGTAGGTACGAGAAAATTTAATGTAACACCCGTTAGGTCATACGTGCTAATAATTCGGAAAACGACCCCTAGAATCTAAAGGATGAACCATGGCAGAAATTGCAGAAGCAGCTGTTGAAGCCTTTACGGCAGAAACAGGTACTACTCCAGTTGTAAACGTGTCGGATGTTGACGCATCTACTGTTACTACTGAAAGTGCACCAACTCAATCAGATCGTAATCGTCAGTTTTATAGCGAAGCCGATTTAGCAAAAGTTCGTACACAGGAAAAAGACAAACTTTATCCTGTAATTGAAAAGCTAAAAGAAGAAGTTGAAGCACTACGTAAAGAAAAAGAAGCAGAAGTCGCCCAGAGACAAGCTGAAGAAGCTGAGAAGTTGACAGCAATTGAAGCTCGTAAAAAGGCAGAGGAAGAAGCGAGTTTAGATATTCGTGACCTTCTTGCCAAAAAAGACTCTGAGTGGCAGGAGCAGTTGGAGCGTGAGCGTAACGAACGTGAACGTGCCTTCGCTCTCCTGGAGCAAGAACGTGCTTTTGCAGATCTCCAGACTTATAAGTCAGAACGACTAGACGCTGAGCGTGACAACATCATGCCAGAGTTGTTGGATTTAATTCAGGGTAATACCCGTGAAGAATTAGATTCAAGCATTGAGGGATTGAAAGATCGCTCAGCAAGAATTTTGGAATCGGCACAATCTGCAATGCAGAATACACGCCGCGAAATGACGGGGACAAGGGCTACCTTGCCTCCTGCCGGACCACTCGAAACTAATATGGAATCACGTCAGTTCACGGCTCAAGAAATTGCAGCCATGTCGGTCAAAGAATACGGTCAATACAGGGATCGCCTATTGAGCGAAAAAGCTCGTGGTCGCAATCCGGGTTTAATCGGCTAAATCCACTTCAATTAACTAAGGAGCTTAAAGCTAAATGGCATCAGGAATCACAGGTACAGGCAATCTAGCCGCTGCACCTACAGCATACTCAGGTACCAACACCCAGCTCACACAGGCGATTCAGACAATTTGGTCTAAGGAAATTTTGTTCCAGGCCCTACCAATCCTTCGCTTCGAGCAGTTCGCAGTCAAGAAGACAGAACTCGGCGTTGCCCCTGGTCTACAGATCAACTTCATGCGTTACAACAACCTCGGATTCGCTTCACCTCTTGTTGAAGGTGTCCGCATGCAGACTAACGCACTCACAGCACAGCAGTTCTCAATCACAGTAACAGAGCATGGTTATGCTCTTGCTGTATCTGAGCTCTTGCTCAATGCTTCATTTGATGACGTAATGGCTTCAGCCTCACGTCTTCTTGGTCGTAACATGGCTATCTACCTAGATCAGCTTTCACGCGACACCCTTTATGCAGCATCTTCAACCATTTACGGTGAAGATCGCTCATCAATCTCATCAGCAGTCAACAACTGGTACGGCTATGGCACAAACGGTACTTCGCGTGCAAATATGACCGGTTCATTCTATCTTGGTACACGTACCATCAAGGATGCCGTTGAGACACTAGCAACAAAGAACATCCCACGTTT